GTGTTCCTGATCGGCGCGGCCTTCTTCATGCCTGCCTCACTGGCCGGTGCTGGCTTTCTGGGAACGACGGTCGGCGGTGCGATGAAGGGGCTTGGTATGGCGCTTGCCATGGGCGGGCTCGGACAGATGCTTTCACCGGCCCCGAAAGTCGCTGACAGCTCCAATGAAGATCAGGCCTCCTATCTGTTTAACGGCGGGGCCAATGTGACGACGGAAGGCGGCCCCGTGCCGCTGGTCTATGGGAAGAAATTCCGGGTCTCGCCGGTGCTGATCGCCGCGGGCCTTTCCACCGAAGATATCGCAATCTGAATTTCGGAAACACATCATGCAACATATGCGAATTTCCGGCCATGGCGGTGGCGGGAAGGGCGGCAAAAGCGGTGGCTCCGGCGGATACAACGAAGCCCCGAACACGCTGCGCTCAAAACAAACCATGCGGCTTTTGTTTCTGGTCAGCGAAGGCGTGACCGGTGGGCTGAAGGATGGGGCGAAGTCGATCTTCTTTGACGATGTGCCGGTCCAGAACCCGGACGGCTCGTTCAACTTTGAAGGCGGCACTTTTGAGACCCGCAACGGCTTTCCTGATCAGGCCGCCTTGTCCGGGTTTCCGGCTGTCGAGAATGAACAGGGCGTTGGTGTTGAGATCAAACAGGATCTGTCGGCCACGCGGGCCATCACCAATCTGGCGGCAACGGCAGTGCGTGTCTCTATTCAGGTGCCGCAGCTGATCTATACCGATCCCGATAATGGCAATGTCAAAGAGAATTCGGTTGATATCGCCATTGACCGGCGCTCAGAGGCAGGCACATGGCGCGAAGTGCGCCGGGACACGATCTCGGGCAAATGCACCTCGCCTTATGTCCGGGCCTACCGGATCCCGCTGGAGGAGGCCGGGCCGTGGTATATCCGGGTTCGTCGTCTTTCCGAGGATGCCAATGGCACAACGTCCAATAACCAGACCTACTGGTCATCCTATACGGTGATTGAAGATTACCGGCTGACCTACCCCGACAGTGCTGTTCTGGGTGTCACGCTGGATGCGGCCGAGTTTGGCGGCAATGCCATCCCGACCGTGTCTGTTGACTGGGCCGGTATCGAGATTGAAGTGCCCTCAAATTATGATCCGGAGGCGCGGGCCTATGCCGGTGTCTGGGATGGCACATTCAAACGGGCGGTCACCGATAATCCGGCATGGATCTTTTATGATCTGGTGGTCAATGACCGCTATGGCCTCGGCCAGTATGTCGATGTCGGGCAGGTGTCGAAATGGGCGCTTTACGAGATCGCGCAATATTGCGATGCACTGGTCGATGATGGCTTTGGCGGGAAAGAGCCGCGTTACACCTTCAACGGCGCGATTACCTCACGCGATGAGGCGATCAATGTCCTGACAGCCTTTGCCGGTGTGTTCCGGGGTATGGTCTACTGGGGGACGGGTGCGGTCACGGCGGTTTGTGACAAGCCTGCCGATCCCGTGAAACTGGTGTCTCAGGCCAATGTGGTTGACGGCACATTTTCCTATCAGGGATCGGCGCTCTCGGCCCGCCACACGCAGGTGCTGGTACGCTGGTTCGATCCTGAGAACAACTATAAACCCGCCATTGAAGTGGTCGAAGATCCGGATGCCGTTGCGCGGTATGGATCACGCCAGACAGAGATCCAGGCGATTGGCTGTTGCTCACGCGGGCAGGCGCATCGTTACGGCGCATGGCTGCTTGATACCGAACAGCACTCAACTGAAGTCGTGACCTATCGTGCGGGGCTGGATCATGCTGACGTTGCGCCGGGTGATGTGGTTCTGGTGGCTGATCCATCCTATGCGGGCGTGCGTTATGGCGGGCGGATCAAGGCCGTTTCGGACGATCTGACCATGGTCACGGTCGATGCACCGGTGACGCTCAATGACGGCGAGACCTATACACTGACGGCTGTGATGCCGGATGGTGCACTGGCGGATCGCTCGGTGGTGAATGGGGCAGGGAAAACAGAAACAACGGAACTAACGGAACTAACGGAAAATACAGAAAATACAGAAACAATAGAACAAACAGAACATACAGAAATAACAGAAACACTTGTTCTGTCATCGGCGCTTCCGGACAAGCCGGTCGCCGGTGCAATGTGGATCCTGACAGGCTCGGATGCCGCACCGCGTCCCTTCCGGGTTTTATCGATCACGGAAAACGACAAGCATCAGTTCGATGTCTCGGCGCTGATCTATGACGAAACCAAATGGGATCGCGTCGAGAAAGGTCTGATCCTCGAACCGCCATCGTTTTCCACCTATCCGACCGGGCCGCTTCTGGCACCATCGCATATCACGGTGGAAGAATATCTCTATCTGGCCGGTGGCGTGTCGGTGCGCGGTGCGGTCACAATCGGCTGGTCTGCCCCGAATGATACACGGGCGACCCTTTACGAGGTGGAGTATCGCGAGCAGGGCGGGATCTGGCTGCCGGTCGGTTCCACGACAAGCGTTTCGATTGATCTGCAGGATCTCGATCCCGGTGTTTACAGCTTCCGGGTTCGTTCCGTCTTTACCGCGCTCAATCAGCGGTCAAAATGGACGCAGCTTGAAGCAGTTTATCTGTCGAGTGTCCTGTCACCACCGGGCAATGTCGAACGCTTCAACATTGCAGTGATCGGCGATATGGCGACGCTGACATGGTCGCCGGTCGATGCACTGAACCTGTCGCATTATGTGATCCGCTATTCGCCGGAGATGACGGGCGTGACATGGCGTTCTTCCGGTGCACAGCTCGGCCATGTCGATGCAACAAGCGTGCAGATCCCGACACGACCGGGAACCTACCTGATCAAGGCGGTAACGCGGCAGGGCGTTGAAAGTCCCTCTGCCACCCTCATTCAGACCACGGTCGGGGCAACGCCGACGAATGCAATCGAGCGCTTTGTCGAGCAACCGGCATGGTCCGGGACACTGGACAATTGCTTTGCCGGTGAACCGGGCCTGCGGCTGGCCAATGCCGGAGACGATATCTACACCGTGGTTGAGGCCGGAACCTATGTCTCGGCCCGCACCATCGATCTTGGCTCGGTCTTCACTTCAAGGATCACGCCGGTTCTGTCTGTTTACGGGCAGGAACTGGATGAGACGATGGATAAATGGCCGCTGCTGATCGACCTCGATGGCATGGTCGGGGCGGATCCGTCGAAGTGGAATGTGGTGATGGAAATCCGCACCACGGATGGGGATCCGGGTGCATCTGATACCGTCTGGACAGACTGGCATGAGGCGGCGACCGGCGATGTGGCGGCACGGGCCTATCGGATGCGGCTTCGGCTTTCGTCAGAAGATGAGAACATCACGCCGATTGTCGCACGGGCTGAGCTGACGGTCGATATGCCCGACCGGATTTTAAGCGGCAACAATATCGTCGTGCCGGTTGCCGGAAAGCGGATCGGCTTTGACCCGCCTTATTATGGGCTGACAGGTGTTTCGATATCGGCGCAGGGCCTTCGCTTCGGCGACTTTTACGAAATCGCAAACAAGGATGAGAGCGGCTTTGGCATCGTGTTCAAAGATCAGTCCGGCACGCCGGTTGAGCGCTCGTTTGACTATGTGGCCGTTGGCTACGGAAAGGTGCATGCATGACGCAATATGAGAATGTGACGATTGATCCGACCGTCACCAATGGCTCGCAGCTTGCGGCCAATATCAACAGCTGGCGCAAGGCCGCACTGACACTGCACAGCGGTGTTGAGCGGCCATCCTATGCCAGTGCGGGCACGATGTGGATCAACACGGCGTCCAGCCCATGGAAGCTTTGCGTCTATGATGGCGCGGATGATGTCGTGATCGGCGAACTCAAACCGGACAGCCATGATTTTGTCAGCGCCGGTGGCACGGATTACACCAATGATCTGATGAGCGCAGACAATGCCGCAGAGGCGCGGGACAAGCTGGAGGCTGTTTCGAAGTCAGGCGATACGATGGGGCCGCTGGTCACAAACGGTTGGGGGCTCGTACAGCACGCCCCGGATGCAAACTCAGGAACAACCGGTGCTGACAATTACTCTACTCTGAGACTCCGCATTCCTCGTGGTGCCACCAGCGACGGTGATGTTAATGGAGCATTTGCAGATTTCACTATGTATGAGCTTGTGGGCAGCTATCATGCTGCTCGGATAACGGTGAAGGGGTTTGGTAACGCGGACTGGCCGCATTGGGAGTTCCGGCAGGACGGTGGGTTTTACTCATGGGGACCTAACGCCTTCGAGGCACCGGCACAGGGCCAACCTAACCTGAAACTCACTGGACAAGCCCGATCTTACGGGACACGGCTCCACCTAGAGGAGCGCGGCACAAGCGATGGTCCGCGCATTTTGTTCTCTAAACCAAACGCCGGTAACTGGGCCGCTGGCATTAAGTATGGCACCGACGGCGAGAGGTCTAACTTTACGCTTTACTGGGGAGCCACCCCGAATGATCTTGGCTCACAAAGGTTCATGATAGCGCCCAGCGGCGACACGTGGACTAACTCATATGGGTGGCTCCACGACAGGTTTGCTCAGGCTGGCGCGCGCGTCCAGCATGACTCCGGCGTGTACGAGATCGGCACGGTTAAGACGACAGGCAACAACGTTGATTGTCCGGCAGGTATGTTTGTCACCGGCCTGCGCGTCCAGAACTATGACTGGGCTGTTCGTGAAATTTATGTTCGTGCGAAATATGCGAGGAACCGGTAATGGCGACTGAAATCTCCCCCGACAGCGCCAATGCGCTCAATCCTGACCTTGATCACAATACGCTTGGTTATCTGTTGTCGCTGGCCTTTCCTGACGCGACTGCCGATCAGGATTTTAAAACCGGTCATCTGATTGATGAGGAGACCGATCAGCGTCTCGGCTCAGCAGTGATCCTCGAATGGAACGTTGAAGCGGATTTCCCATCGCCGGATGATCTGCATGCCTTACTCGATCAGCATCGGGACGCTGTCGCGGCGTTTGTTGAAGGCCGCGAAAACCGGATGTTGCGCAACGCCGTGGATGCCGAACGCGACCGGCGCATTGCCGACGGCTTTCTGTTCGCAGGTGTTAAGTATCAGTCCCGCCCCGGCGATATCGACAAGATCTCGCGCTGGGCAGCATCTGCCCGATCTGCAATCGAGGCGGGGACGGTTGCCGGTGACTATCGCTGGCACGGTCAGAACTATGACTTTGCATGGATTGCGGCAGACAATACCACGCACAAACTCGATGCACAGGCCATGGTCGCACTCGGTGAGGCCGTTCTGGCGCATGAGCAGGCGCATATTATGGCAGCCCGAACGATCAAGGATATGGATCCGATCCCTGCCGATTACGCCAATGACAGCTACTGGCCGGACTGACCGGCATGCCATCACCGATGATTGGGCTGAGATTCTCGGAAATCAGTTGACGGCGCTGTCTATGGCGGGATCGTCTGAGCATCCACGGGTGGGACGACGACGGCGGATATATGGTCATCCAACCAGTTGACGGTTTTCATATCAACGTGCGAATTCGCGAACCTGGCACGATACCAGACACTTTGAAGACGTTTGAAGTGGCTCTCCATGCTGTTACACCTGCGGAGACCTGCGCATGAAAGCTTACGAAATACTGCCGGATGGAGAACACTTCCGGCGTACGTCAACCTTTGTCTGGCAGCTTGGAACTGGCCACACCGTGACGATCCCAAACGGCTATGTCTTTAATATCTCGTCGCCATTTTGTAGGCGATGGATCACGTCACATGTGGCTCGGTGGGACTGGTGCTGGCTTGTTTGGGCTTCGTGCATTCATGACTACTTGATTGTCATGCTAGGATGGTCCCGTTTTCGGGCCGGAACAGAATTCTATCGTGCGATGTGCCATGGCGGCGGCTTGTTGCGGGCAATCGCTGTTTTACCCTTGGGTGTTGCTGTGACGCTCTGGCGTTGCTGGGTGCCAAATCGGCGCTCGACCGAGCTTCAGTAGGCTCTGCAGTTCGTGTAAATGCTTGCGCTGATGCAGCGTACCTGTGGCTTTTGATAGGCCCAAGAACCGAGCTGATAAGACGGCATATTGTTCGAGATCGACTGATATACGTTTGCGGTATATTGCTGCGACGCCATTTGGTTTTGAGCGATTTGCTGCTGCAACATCATACTCTGATATTGAGCCTGCTGTTGTTGTTGCATCTGTCGCATTTGATAATACTGCAATTCTTGCGAGGTCAGCGCTCTACGGTTTCCGGCAGGCCTTCCTTCAGAGTTGAAACACTGAATGACGCCCGAAGAAATTGGGCGATAGCGGGCACACTCTTTGTCACCAGCCAAAAATATCTGGCCATTAACTGGTTCCAGTACCTGATTGTAGGTGCTGCAGCCCGCAAGCATCGCCACAGACAATAACAACGCAAACAACTTCATTTCATGCTTCCCCCTAATGGCAAAGCAACGAATGAAATTACGATCAGGAATTGAGCCTATTCGTCGGTGCAATGCATACGATTTGCATATTCCGTTCGTCGAAACTTAGTCAAGTCGAAGTTGATACTCACTTACAGTAACTGACCAACCAGACCCCAGTATTAAGGAAAATCGATCATGCCAATCACCACGGTATCCAGCCGGGGGCGTGCCTTTGTGCGCCTGCATGAAGGCAATCCGCTGACAGCCTATCGCGATCCCACCGGCACGCCGACTATCGGCACGGGCTTCACGATGAAGTCGCCATACTGCCGGGCGGAATTCGCCAGGCTCAGCATCAAGAAGCTGATCCCCGGCAAAACGAAGATCACAGCAGAACAATCCGACCGGATCCTTCGCACAGTGATCGATAACGGCTACGGCAAAGAGGTTGTTGCACATTCGCCGGATAACCGGACGCAGTATCAGCTCGATGCTGGAACCAGTGCCGCTTATAACCTCGGTGGGCGTGTGGTCAGCAAATGGCGCTTTGGCAAGCTCTGGCGGGCAGGGCGGCTGAAACAGGCTGCTGACTATCTGGCTTCACATTACAACACCTCGAAAGGCCGCAAGCTTCCGGGCCTCGTCCGTCGCCGACAGGAAGAAAGCCTTCTTTTTGAAAAGGGCATCTATACTGGTGTCGATACGGTTACGGGTGCGCCTGAAGGTGTGCCGCGCGCCGAAACGGACGAAAAGCCCGCAACCGGTGATCCGGTTGTTGCCGATGTTCAGACCATGCTGAAAAAGCGTGGATTTGATCCCGGTGCAATCGACGGCTGGTTCGGCAAGAATACCCGCAAGGCTGTGCTGGCCTATCAGATGGCGCATCCGCATCTGGTCAATGACGGCATCATCGGCCCGGCCACCATTGCCCAGCTGCGGCGCGACATGAAGGCATTCAAGGACGCAGCGGCAAAGTCCGGCGCGTCGGCGGCTGCCTCCGGCGCTGCCGCATGGATGGCTGGTCTGCCTGTTGGCTGGATTGTTGCCGGTGTCATCGTCTTTGCCGCTCTCTGGTTTGCATGGCGTTATCGCGATGTGATCGCGCGCCGGATCAACACCATCACTGGGCATGAGGTCGAAGTATGATCGGCACACTCTTCACATGGCTGGTGCGGCTTGGCGCAGGCGGCATTGTCGACCGCGCCATTAAGCTCATTGAAAAGCGGGCCGAACAGGAAACAGACCGGGAGAAGATCAAAGCGGATCTGACGGCGGAATATTACCGGCAGGTGGTCGAAGAAACCCGGATCATGGCCGATTACAACAAGGCCAAACTGTCGTTTCCGTGGTTCTGGCTGTTTGCCAGCCTGTTCCTGTTACCGCTGGCGCTTTGGTGGACCGCTGTCATCCTCGATAGCGTCTTTCACTTTCCGTGGACGATTGCAGACCTGCCAACGCCTCAGATGCAGGCATGGGCGGGGAATATGATCCAGTGGGTGTTTTATGTCGGCTCCGGCGTGGCGGGGCTGAAGACCGTTTTGAAGGCAGGGAAATGACCGTTGAAATCGCACGTCAGCTCGGAGAGGTTCAGGGCAAGCTTGATGCCCTGATCCGCAAGGTGGATGATAACCGCTCCAGCCATGAAGAGATCCATGAACGCCTGAACACGGTCGAGCATCAGAATGAAAAGCTGATCAGCGAAAACAAAGCGCTTTCCGAACGCCTGACAGAAACCGAAACCTTTGTTGCCGATGTTCAGAAGATCAAGCAGATCGGCCGCGGCTATATCCTCGGCGCAGCTATGGCAGGTACCGGCTTCGGTGTGTGGCTCTCAGATGGAATCTTGCAGTTGATCAGGGCAGTGAAGGGTGGGTGATGAAGGTGAATGTTCGGCTATGATGACTAATAGTTGTGTAATTTTCTGAATTTCAATCACTATTAAAGTATTCGCATATATAGCGGACTTTCAAGACGATTTTTATTGCCTGATATTTTGAAAACGTTCATTGCTTTTATCTTTTCGCTATTTCTATTTTTCAGGGGAGAGAGAAGAAG